GTCTTTTTGGTTGCCATTGTATCATATCCGGGGTGGTCGGGGGTTTTCTTGGTTAACTGAGCAGCGAGCCGGCTCCCCCGACCAACCCAAACTAACGATGCTCTCGTACTTAATCCAGCACCTCATCTTCTTTACTCTCACAGCGCCGTCACCGCGCTCTATCGCATAGCGGGTGACCCTTACCCACCCCCCCCCCCCCCGCCAATGTTTCCACCCTGTATTTGAGAAGCTTGTTACTCAATCCTACTTTTTTGTATGTTCAATAACATTATTATTATATGCACAAGCGTTCTGGACGGTACATGGGAAACCAATACAGCATAACGGTAAGTGATGAAACACACTTGATATTGAAGAAAGCCAAGGAAGATGGGTACAAGGTCAGCCAACTGATTGACGTGGCCGTGAAGACGTTGGGGCGTGAACAGCTACTACGTCTCCGCCACGTGTGGAAGTCGTACGAGGGGGACCAGGAATGACCAAGTACGCGCTCGAACAATACGAGGAGTTGGCACTTGAACGATGGAAGAAACACTTCTACGAATGCCCATGCTTGGACGAGGACTATCGCCCGGATTACCAGGAGTGGCTATACGCGTTAGAGTCCTGGCATGAGTGCAAAGAAATCAAGTTTGTCGAATACAACATGACGTTGAAAGTCAAGTGGGAACATCGATGTTGGTGGGGCGACTGTCCAACACCACGAAACTTCTTGGGATCGTACAGTTGTATTCTCCTCGACATCAAAGATGGTGAATGGCAAGAACCATACGATCACGCCAAAAGTGGTGGACGATGAAGGCCACGTGCGCGATGTGTGGATACCAGGGCGATGTCCCAGACATTGCCTTGAGAATGGCCCCAGTCCTGGCGTTCTTTAACCCAAGATGGGGACGTCGCAAATACTGCCCAGATGTCTGGGTGTGTGATGTGTGCGCTTCAAAGATACGGGACTAGGCTGATGCCAAGTTGTACAGCTTCAAAGCCACCGACCAAACCGAGAGTGAGAAAGGACACGATGACGTTAAGTCGAATCAAACCTTCCAAGTTGGACTCTTTGTCCTGGCGTCGTTCTTCACGTGCCATCAACCATTCGGCAAAGCGGGTCGTCTTCGATGTGCGAGCTTCAGTTTCAGTTTCAGTTTCAGTCAATTAAACCACCTTCTAATCGGTCCAAGGGATCGACAATGATGAAACCAGCCGCTAGGAAATAAGCGGCGGTGTAAACCATGAGCGGTTTACGTAGGACGCGTTGAACACCGTATGGCATTCCCGTTACCTGAGGAGGTGGTGGCAGACGTTCAAGTGCTTCGCCCACAGTTCTCTTACGTTTGTTATCGACAACGTACTTGGCTCGTTCTAGGGTGGGTGATGATGAAGGCATGAGATAACCGCTTCCGGTGGCCAGAGGTGCAAGCATAGGCATTGTCATGCGTGATTGTCGATAGACAACTTGTTCCTCATCGTCGAAGATGGAGTTCATCAATCCACGTCCGGGCTTTGTTGTAAATCGTAAGACCTCTTCAGACGCATGAGGTATTCAAACGTCGGTTCTTCAACAGCCTCAACTTGCATGACGTGGCGACCACTTGGCGTAAGAATACGGGTTGATGTGTTGTTGGTGTTGATCAGGACCACGCGATAAGAATACAATCGGTCGGACGCCGACGGCATCATCGAACCACATTGCCACTCATCAGCCTTCAAAGGAAATTGAGCGTTAGTGTCAACGTCAACGGTCCACCGCTGGCCTCGCATGTAGAGGACGTGCTCAAAGTTTAACGTGGAACCAGGAAAACCCGGACCGACGTTAAACCAGTTGAGAACATCGTTGGTCATGTCGATAGGAATGGATGAAATTACATCAAGCATGATGAAATTGTCTCCTGGAGCTGCAGCGTTAAGGAGCGGTGCTGTTCCACGTTGACAAGTAATGCCAGAAGGGAAAATGGTTTTATCGTCCATGGCTAAACCTGCAAGGTCAAAAAACGTCTCACTGGCAAATATCTGTCCACTCACCTTGGTCCAACTGTTGTTTGAACCGATGGTTGACACGGCTGTGAGGTTGTAGTTGTTTGGGGCTGTCTGAGTAATGTCAAGACAACTATGATACTTGGCAAGGACTTTCACTTCTTACCACCTTTCTTTTTCTTGGAACCCTTCCATGACTTAGCTGCTTTCTTGAACAACGTCGCATGAGGTGTCTTTGGATGTTTCTTCTTCAGACGTGCAAGTTCTTTCTTCATGTGCTTGTTGTATGCCGATGGTGCGCGCTTGGCAACCTTGACGGCTTTCTTGACAACGGCTTTACCGGCTTTCTTTGCCTCAACCTTTGCCTGGGCTTTTGCACCCTCAGCAAACATAGCTCGGATTTCTTCGAGCGTACCTTCAATCTTAACCAAGGGAATCACCCTCAGTTATCTGCGGCAGTTGATTGGATCGCAATGGCCATGAAGTCCTTGGCAGTCAAGGAAACAATTGAAGCATTAACACGGACGGTGACGTTCAACGTTTTTCCTGATGCCAGGGCGGTTGTTAACCCAGTGATGTAGAGTTGGTCGTTGACCACGAATCGCCCATCATCTGAACCTTTGCCATAGTTGTCTGGATAAAGGTCGGTTGTGTTTTGGAGGTAAGCATCGTTGTCAAAGTTGAGGATGCCACTTGCCACCAATGCTCGATCGTCAGCAAACACAACAGCCCCTCGGTTGAGGTCCGTGACTTGAATCGATGCTTGGGCCGCACCACCGAACGTTGACCAAATCGCTTCAGAGGCAGTTGTGCCTTGGAAGATGAAATCAACACTGTGAACTTGGAGGGCTTGACGATCGCCAACGTCGACGTAAGAACCAAGGTCAATGGTAGCAAACGTATCGGCGCCTGCCGCAGTAATGCTAAGTCGTTCGGTAAGCGTAAACATCGAGGTCTTTTTGGTTGCCATTGTATCATATCCGGGGTGGTCGGGGGTTTTCTTGGTTAACTGAGCAGCGAGCCGGCTCCCCCGACCAACCCAAACTAACGATGCTCTCGTACTTAATCCAGCACCT